CTATAATTTTACCAGTTCACGAATTGGTGGATGATAAAAATATTACCCTTTTTAATAATGCAATCAAAAGTGTTACCGAACAATCAGTAATGCCAGACGAATTATTAATCGTTGTGCCAAAGGGTTCCGATGTTGAAATCATGTTAAACGAAATGGATATGACAGCTCATGGGTTACCTGTAAGGATTATTTCAAATGACGGTAAAACAGACTTTCAATCACAAGTCAACTTCGGTGCTAAAGAAGTTAAAACGGGTTGGATGAGTATATTGGAATTTGATGATGAATATTCCATAAAGTGGATTAAAAATGCCGTAACTTATATTGAGGCACATAACGATGTTGAGGTATTCCTACCCATAATTATTGATACCGATGTTAGCGGTGAATTCATTGGACTCACCAATGAGGCTGTGTGGGCCAATAGTTTTTCGGATAAGTTAGGTTTCCTTGATGAAGGTGCACTATTAGCATATCAGAACTTCAATATTGATGGTTTTGTAATTAAAACCGAAACATTCTTAACCAAGGGTGGTTTAAAGAGTAATATAAAATTAACGTTCATATATGAATTTCTTTTAAGATTGGCATTTACGCACGTTAAAATCATGGTAATTCCGAGATACGGATACAAACACATGAACGGTAGGGATAATTCATTATTCGATAACTATAAGAATGAAATGAATTCAGTTGAAAGTAAATGGTGGTTGGCACAGGCCAAAAAAGAATATTATTTTCCTAACGAAAGAGAAATAACATTTCAAGATAATTAAAAAATATGGCAGAAAAAAGGGGTAGAAAAAGAAAAAATAATATGTATTTTGGACCCGAACAAGAAGATGCCGTAGTTCAATTTTTAGAGTGTGATGATGAGGTGGAAAGAAACAAAATTTATAATCAATGGTTAAGAGAGCCATTGAATAAAATGGTCGAATCCATCATTAGAAAATATAAGCTTTACAGAAAGGGTGAAACGTTTGAAGACCTTCATTCGGACACCCTTTCATTTTTAATATTAAAAGCCGATAAATTCGAACAATCTAAAGGTAAGAAGGCGTACTCATATTATGGCACTATATGTAAAAATTACATGTTAGGTCTATTGATTAACGATAAAAAAAGGTTAAAACAGATATATTCATACGAGGATTATTCTTCTTCCATAGAGGAAAAAGATGATTACCAATATGTTATAGACGATGTTGAATTTGATTTTAAAATATTCATACAAAAACTAATAGATGGTGTAGAGGATGAATTGGTTGGTGAAAATTCCACAAGTAAAAAGAAATTAAGTGAAAACGAAAGAAGGGTCGGTGAGGCCCTGATTGCTATACTAAGCGATTGGGAAGTTATATTGGACCTAATGAACGGTGGAACAAAATACAATAAGAATACGGTACTTGAAAGTATGAGGAATTATACGAATTTAAATACCAAGGACATTAGGTTGGGTATGAAAAGGTATAAAGAACTTTATAAGTTACTTAAAATAGATAGTGTTGAGAATGGTTTGACCGATGATTTTGAATAAAAACATTTAGTTTAATATTTATTAATAAAACAAAGACATGCCAAGGAAAAAGAAACAACAGATTAAGACTAACGATAATACCAGTCTTGAAGGTTTACTACAAGAAACATATAATGATGCCTGTAGTAACATTAATGATGTCCACAAGACCATTAATGAAATGAGTAATGCTTCCGAACCAGTCGATATAGATGATTTAACTAAATTGGCCAGGGAAAGAAGTAATGCATTAAAAGTTAAGGATTCTGCAATTAAGATTAAATTGGAGATAGCCAAGTTGCAGAACGATATATTAAAACATAGTGGAAACGCTGAATCCGCAATAAACGAAAGAAGTGGTGGGTCGGTAACTATGAGCGACTTTAAAGCTGTTAGGGAGATGCTTAAGAACTCGGTAAATGAAGAGAATGATATAAATGATAACTAATGAGCATAATAGACCAAAAAAAGAATATATTTGGTAACATAGGGGCATTAAACGCACTTAACGATAATTATCCTAAGCTACCAAGTTTTAATTCGTTTGAATCAATTAACAATAGGAATAATAGTACTAATTTTTTATTAGACCTAATCACATCGTTGGTTGGGTTTAATGCTTTAAAAACGTTCCTGATTGATACGGTCGTTTATCAATTACCAAAGTTAGAAAGCGATATCAAGGATAGTTTAAAATTAAATTTAAATGAAATAGTATCCTGTAGCGTTAACCCATCTATACCAACTTGGTTGCAACACGGCAATTCTGGTATTGTGCTCGAAACAAGTAATATAGATTTTTTTGATATTATGAAAATCAACCCCACCACATTATCTGGTGGATTAATTTTTACGGATGTAGCCGCTGGGGTCAATAGTACCGATTTCAATACATATCTGTCCAATACGATTCAAACACCAGGGTCACCGACCCTATGGGGTTCATCAACCACGTTAACCAACATAATTGAAACAAGTTTCTTGGAGGTGGGTACAACGCAGAACAATGTTTTAAAATTTACTACCAGCCCACAATTCAGTAATAAAAAATTGATTGAATTTAATAACGCCTTAGTTGATAGTATTAGTTTATTCGGTGGGCCAGACACAATAAGTTCGGCAACTTTCACCAATAAACTGATAGAAGAGTTATTTGGGTCGATAAGTTCATCAAGTACTGTTAATAAAAGTAAAAAACAATTAAAAAAGGAAGCGGAAATAAGAGAGGTCTTAGATGCGATAATAAATTCTGAAAACGATGTGATAGATAATTCTTTTTTTAATTTCGATAACCCTACGTTAGCTAGGATAGAGGAAGAGGTCAATAATAGAAAGAACGGTATTAGAAGATTATCAACTTGTGGTGATTTAATTGTTTCGGTAACATCTGATGAACTAAATATCAACCAAAACATAATACTAAGTTCAACAAGCAAACAAGAGGAATTTTTAGCTGTATCACAGGCTCTGGATAACCTGGCCGAAATACAAGGTGGGGCGACCAGTAGCACACAAGATAGATTGACGATAAGAAACGATTTCTTTAAAAATATGATACAAAAATTAGTTGGGGTCGTTGCAAATAGTTTAATGTCACCAAGCTTTGTTACCGTATTTGCGATTAATCACGCAATAATATATGGTGAAACAGAAACATACGATGACCCTATTGACTTTCTTAAAAAAAATAAGAATGTTATTAAAGCTTTAGTCAGAACTATAAACACTATAATAATCGGGTTATTATTAAAACTGGCATTAAAGGAATTAACGGCTAAATTAAGACAAAAAATAAGTGACGATGAATCCGAAAGAATTAAAAGCTATAATAATATACTTTTAAGTTACGTAGGGGTCAGTCCATCAATAACCAATAATATAATAAATCTATAATATGGCCGATTCTAGACCAGATGAAAAAACAAATTTTCAGGAAACAGATTTAACCTCAATGTCTAATATATTGGGGATTGTAAGTGGTGCGTTCAATATGATGCAGAAACCAGCAAGACAAATTCCACCACCATTACTATTAATAGGTAAAAACCTAAGACCTGGAATGAGTGCAAGAAACTTGGCTGGTAGAATAATTTCAAGAATGGAATCCGATGCAAATATCCCAATGGGTGACGTGTTTGCCGATGGGGATAATAGCGAGGCCAAGAAAATTGTGGTTCAAGCGGAAGAAATTATAAATATGATTCAAACCGAAGCCAAGGTCGATATAGTTATCAACCCAGGCGCAATTCAAATAACAGCTGCTGGTTCAGCTGGACCTATACCAGTTGTCGTGCAAGGTGCCAATACAGTATTCGCATCTGGTTCTGGTGGTGTAATGTAAATTTTATTATGGAAAACAAATATAAGGATGAGTCGAATAACGATATATTGCTGGATATTAAACAGCTACAATATGACCACGAAGCTCTGAAACAAAAAATGCTTAAAGATTATGATAGGTTAATGGAAATAGAAAGACTATTTTCTTTAGCTAATCTAGAAATAACCAATAGATTAAAGGGTAGTAAAAAATAATGTATAGTTTAAATTCAAAATTTAGTACTGGTAAGCCTAATTCATTCGATAAATCGAAATCGGTCAATAATATCCTGTTCGGTGTTGTTACAACCGTTGGTAAAGTACCCGTTAATTCTAATAATGAATTAAATAGGTCAAGTGACGTTAGATTTAATGCGGATGAACACGCTATTAGATGTAGAATCGTTGGGTCTAAATATGATAACAAAATACCAGATTCAGAACTACCCAATTGTTTTCCCTTATTACCTAAACACTTAAACTTAGTGCCAAAGATAAACGAGGTTGTTTTAATCATGGTATTCGGTGATGACGAAAAGTATGGCGATAGGGTTTATATAGGACCAATCACCTCATCGTTAACAAAATTAAATCTAGATACCATAGATGGTACCGCATTATCTAATTTTGCTGAAGGGTTAACTAGACCATCAGCTGAAATTAGTAAAATACCTTCAGCTAGGGGTATTTATCAAAACCCACAACATGTTATTATAGAGGGTAGAAATAATACGGACATAATTCAAAGGGATAATGAGGTCCTGATTAGGTCTGGTAAATTTGTACTAAATAACCCATTGGTGTTCAATCAAAAGAATCCAGCCTATATTCAAATCAAATCCAACCAAAATATTACGGATAGCGAGGGTAATACGAAAACCATATCCGTAAATAATATAGT